ACCCGTCTTCTCGCACGCCTGGGAACTGCGCCCTCAGTAGTGCCAAAATCTGTTCTGCTAAATTCATTTTATGTGCTAAAGTGTTAAACTGGCACAAAGATAATGTATTATCTTAATACTCAATGCAGCCTTTTCTATAAAATACTTCGCGCGAATTTCCTAAACTCTAATTTTGGGGGTTATTTGGGTCTAAAGAGTAACGTTTGGCGGTCTTTCCGCGCTTGGTTGCCGCTCCTTCCTGCTACCTTGCAGAAACTATCGGTTATCGGTGTGCCGTACTCTGCTGGTGCCGCGTTTGGCGGTTTGCTGAAAATTGCTTATCTTTGCCGACAAAAAGAAACGCTATGAAGAAGAAGAAAACGAAAATAGGTGCTATCTACTGCACTATCGACGCGAACGAAATAGTAATTAAGGATATAATACTACTTCGCCTTCAACGCGACGTTCTGCGCTGGACTGAACGTTACAACCGTTGGCCGTTCTTTATGCGCTGGTACTGCCGCCGCCGTTTCGACGAGGTGGCAAAGGTTCTCAATTTCTGCGCCAGCTGCTATTATCCTGCTGCCGTTGGTGCGCCCTCTGCTGTAGAAGAAATCTTTATAAACCCTGTAGAATATGACAAATGAAGAAAAGTTGCTAAATAGCAACTGTTTAACCTGTCGTTGGTTCAACGACAAAACCGAGAAGGCGGAGGAGGTTCCACCCTCTAAATTCCTTGTAGGTGGCAAACCTGCAAAAAAAATAGACGCATCCTATACCTGTATGGCCTTTCCCTACGGAATACCAACAAAATTCCTATACGGTGGTGCTATCCATTCAAAGGAAGAAGAAGGCCAACTAAACCTTGCCAGGCTGGGTATGGACAGCCCAGTTTACGAAAAAGACGAAGACAAAATGGAATTATAAAGGCTTCCGCAAAGGAACCCTTCTTATTTCACTGCTGCCAAAAGGTCGTTAAAGTATTGCAAAACATCGGTCGGTAATCCCTTGCCCTTATTGTCCATAAACAAAACCATACTTTCTGAGAAAAATTCTTTGTCGTTGGTCTTTGCGTAGGTGCTGGCAAAGGAGCATTTGTCTTTATATTTGCTGTACAAATCTTTCCAACGCTGCACGAAATCAGCGGCCGTTTTATCGTCTAACGAATTGTTTTTAAAAAGTTTTCCGTTTAATCTTCCTATTACTTGGTCATGTACCGTATGCCCCTGTTCGTGCTGGCTGAGGTTTCTCACCAGCTTTCTTTCGGACAAAAATACGTTATGGCGGGTAAACCCTGCCTTTAGATCTGGTTCGTATTTCTGTATTATGTCTTTGTACTTCTTAATAAATTCCTTGCACAATTTTTTTGAGGCTTTGTCTTTTGCATCCTTTTGTACTTCCTCCCACTTGGCTAATTTCTCTTTTGCCGTTTTTATTTGTTCTTCGCGTTGTTGCTTCCACTCTCCGGCGCAGTCCTTATATTCTTGTGCTATTTTTGTCTTTGCATTCTTGGCTGTAAAAAAAGTAGGGTTAAACTCCACCATCCCGCCGTGGGCGTGCGCAAAAACATTTCTTCCCATCCTGGCCGAATTAACGTTAAAGGGGTTAAGTTTCCAAACCGTAACGTATTCCGCCGTTACGATGCAAATGTCCTTTACTTCTTGAAGTCTGAACGTGTGTAAATCGATTTTTTTTGCTAATTTGTTTTTCGTCATATAGTCCTTCACCTGCTCGTATGTAGTAAGGGCTTCTATTGCCTTCGCGTGTTCCTGTGCCTTCTGCTGGCGAAGTGCCAAACCTGTAAGGCCTTTCGCTTTCTCTGTCTTGAGGTCTGCCGCCGCCTGTGCCTTCGCCGCCTGCAAAGCGTTGATACTGTCTGCGTAGTAACGCGATTTATCGGGCTTGTGCGCGTCCATCACTGCGCGGTATTTCTTTTCGATGCCGGCAAAACCTTTGCTTTGGGCTTCACTGACTGTATTAAAAAGCTCCTCCAACGCGTTACGCCATTGCGTTATACGTTCGTCGTTCTGTGCTTCCAGCGTGTCTATAGCCGCCTTCAACGCCGCCCGGTCTCCGGCCAAACGTAAGGCATCCAACTTGGAAACATCCAAACCCAAAGCGTATGCCCAACGCTTGAGCCCGCTAATTTGTGCGTCGAACTCTGTACAGGGGTTGCTGTTGTTCTTAACCGCTGGTTTGCCGCCCGTCTTCGTTACGCCTTGAAGGGTCGCCGCTACGCCTGCCTTCAATCCGCCGGCTATCGTGCCGCCTTTGAAGTTGTCGCGAATATAGTAGGGTTGGCTTTTCCACCCTTTGGAACGTTCGGCGATGCTCTCAATATAGCGCGTAAACTTTTCGGGCATGGCTGTAACGGTGCGTCTTGAAGGCATCGACTTATACGCTTCGCCGCGTACTATCGCCTTCAACCGGTTTGCCCTGTCCTTGTTGTATTCGTCGTAATCGCTTAGTATGGGTATAACGGTGCAACGGCATTGCGGGTGCCAGCCCAAAAACAAAAACGTTTTAGGGTAATCGCCCCATAAGTCATCGCACATATCTACTAAGGGCTGGGGCTTGCCGTTTACTAAAACGGTGTGGTTGTTGCTGAGCATGATGCGTATGCCTACGACAAAATCTAATTGCTGCCAACGTAAGAAGTCGGCCTTACGGTATGCCATGTTAATCTCCGTGCGCGTCAAACGCTGGGCGTTCTTTGCCGCGCTCCTATATACGCCTTGCCCTGGGTGGTATAACCGCGCCGCCTTGCTAAGCTGCAAATTCCCGTATTTGTCGCGTACCCTCCTAAAAAGGCGGTCGGGCTGCTGCAAACACTGCCGCAAATCCCGGCTTAGCTGCGCCGCGCTGCGTCCTTCGCCGAGGCCTACGTCTATGCCTAATTCTATCGTGTCCTTGATGTCGCTGGTGTATTTCCAAACCCTTTCGCTTAAGCCCATACCCTCAACCTTGCGCGTTTGGAAGGCCGCCAACGCTTCTAAATTCCTGGCTTCGTACTGTGCTGCTTCCTCCGGGGTGAGCCTGGAAGTCTTAATAACCTGCTTAATAAACGCGTCGCTTTTGTCGCAGGCCTTCGCCCATTCGCCTTCGGTGCCGCGCTTAATAACTAACTGCATCCCGTCGGCCAACGAGCCCGCTATCTTAGCCGCCGTCTCCTTCGTGCGTGGGTAATCGTCGAAACTGAACGGCTTGTTTAGATCCGGTTGAAACAAAGTGCCGGCCAGCTGCGCGTATTCGTCGGCGGCCTGCTTGCAAAGGGTCTCAATCTGTCGGGCGTACTGCTCTGTACGCTTGTAGTGCGCCGCGTCGAAACCGCTAAGCTGCAAAATAATTCCGTTTCTCTTTGCCATGTTATTTTCTCCGAATTTTCGATTTAAGCGCGTTCCGCCGCTTGGGTGGGTAATTGTTCCAGCCGAGTAACGAAACGCGCTTAGACGGCGATTTTGGTATTACTTTAATACGCTTTCAAACCTAAATAGTCGGTTCGCCTTGTAAGAAGGAGTTTTCTTGGGCTTCCTCCGCTTCTATCTCTGCTACTTCACGGTCGGGGTCTTCCGCCCAGCCCAAACGCTGAACGGTGGCGCGCCGGCTGGCTATCTGCTTGTTACCGTTGGCCGCCGTAAGGATGTTAATCTTGCTTTGCTCATCCTCCACAATATACGGCGTAATAACGCTTTCCACCATGAGGCTGTCTGCTGCTGCCGCCCAATCTTTTTGCTTGATGTTGGCCTGCTTCAAAAATGCCTTCACTATGTTAATACGCCGCTGTAGGTAGTCGCTGAAAATCTCCATTTTGTCCTGTACCTTTAAGTGCGCGTCCATAAACAGCAACTTCAACGCTACGCCGCTAACGTTACCCATCCCCTTCACGGTGTCAAACGAAATGTCGGGCGTTTGGGTAATGGTGTAAATCATCTTAAGGAGGGTTTCTATCTCCAGCTTCACGCTCTCCGGGGCGTTGCTCCAGGAAAGGTATTGCGCTTTGGCTCCTTCCTCGCCCTCAATAATGCCGCCCGCTTCACCCTTACGGCAAAAACCTACGATACGCCCTTCGACGAAAATTTTTGGGCTGGCGTGGTAATCGTTGGTATCTGCGAAGTTGGAAAGTAGCTTTTCCAAACGCTCTATAAGGTTCTGCACGTCTTCCCATTCTACTTTCTGCTGATAGCCGTACACTACGGGGATTTTGCCTATAGGGTTCTTTTTGGGGAACCCTGGTTCGAGTTTCCATTCGCCTGTTGCTTCGCCGGTCTGCTTGTTGTCGCAGCTCCAAAGGTAGTGCGCTTCCTTTGTGTACGTCTCAAAGAAGGTGCGCGTTTTCATATCCACGCCCTTACGGGTAAACTCACGGCTGAAAGCTACCATATCGCGGTTTTCGTCGAAGTAAGGATAAAGACGGTCGCCAAACGCGGGGCTGAATAACGCTACCTTAAACTTCAGCTTCGTTGGAAACCCATATAGCTGATGTTCCTCGCTCTCCACCGGGTACCACAGTTCGGCTACCTCCGTGGTTCCGTATATATTGCGGGCTACGCGGCGGTTTACGGTGTTAATCTTAACGTCGTAGAATACGCGTTTAATTGCCTGCAAAACGGCCGCTTCGGTGTCGTTCTCGGTGGTGCAGTTGTACGTTACCGGGTTGCCAAAGGTAAACGAAACGGCGCGGTCTCTGATGAGCCGCTGAATTGCCAACGCTATACGCGCTACCTTCTCCGGTCTCAACCCTTCGCGCGTTACTTCCGTATTCGGGTTTACGTTCCTAACTTCGCCGTAATCGTCCGCCTTCGGATCCACCACTACCAATTTGTCGGGGCGTTCCCGTGCGTCCATTACTTTGTGCGTCTTCGGCTCCACCTGTTCGGTGTACTCCACCGTTGAAGGCTCCGCCGTAAGCCTTCCGTTCCTAAGCTCTGCCACGAGCGCGGGGAGGTTCGCTCCCTCCTGGGTGCTCGCCTTCAATAAATCGCTAAGCGTTACTTTCGTTTCTTCGTCCATGATCGTATGTTTTTAAGTTAAAAAATTCTTGCCAAATCTTGCGGCTTGGCCTGTCGCTTCTCTATCGTGCCGGTGAGTGCGTCCGGTGCGTCGTCGTGAGCGTTGCCGCCTTCCTTCTTATACTGCGTTATCGCTTTATGGAACTGCGGGTATAACGCATCCCACCGCTCCGGAAAAACGCAAAGGTTCTGCACGTCGTTTGAGTTATTGAAAATACGAACGTCCTTATTCTTCGTCTGCGTGAAGAAGGTAAACGCCGTTTTGCTATTTCCCAAAATTCGGCAGTTGTCGCGTACCTTACGGCCAAACCCGCGCCCGCCGTTGTTGCTCTCTACGATGCATTCCTCCACCTCGTACCTGGTGAGTCTCCGGGCTGTCTCGCTCTCGGTGGTCTCCATCGGTGCCTGTGTATAGTAAACGTCTGCTATATAGTTGCCTATCTCCGTTTCCACGTATATAATGCAGCAAAGGAAATCCGCGCCGGTGTCGGCGGTGTCTATATACGCTTTAACCTTCCTTTTCTTCGTTACCGGTACCGTGGCGTATGTGGCAAAACCTCTTTCGTACATCAAACCCTCAACCGGTCGCGGGTTCTGCATGTATTGCGTATCGAAAACAAAGCTATTCTTTTCGCGAAGGTCGTGCAGTTCGTCGATGGTGTGCTTGAACGGCCAAAGGGCTACTTCCGCGCCGCTGTCGTCGTGCGAAATAACGGGCAAACTCAAAACCTCCCATTCGTCGGGTTCCAACCTCATAAGGTAGCCGCAAAGGTCGTCTTCGTCCAAACGCTGCATAATAATAATAATCGGCGTTTTGCGACTGTTTACGCGGTTGCGGATGGTGGTCTCGAACTTTTGGTTTACCTTGTCGCGTACCAGCTCGCTGCGTGCGTCGTCCGGCTTGATCGGGTCGTCTATGACTATCGCCCCGCCAAACGTGCCGTCTGAAACGCTGCTTAGTTCCTCAACCTCGGCGCAGAGGTCTTCTTCGTCTTCCTTATCCACTACGCCCGCGCCAAATCCCGTTACCTGGCCGGCTGACGAAACGGCGTACAAACCGCCGCCCTCGGTGGTAAACCATTTGCGCGTGTTTACGCTGGTCGGTTTGGTGCCTGGAAACAAACGGCGGTAACTGGGTTCGCGCAGTATCTCCTGCACGCCCCGCGAATTATCGCGCGCCAAATCGTCGCTATAACTGAGGTGTATGAACTTCGCTTTAGGGTTAATCGCCAGCCCCATTGCTATGAAGTTTTTAACGGCTAATTCCGTTTTGCCGTACCTGGGGGCTATGTTAATAATAAGGCGCGTACAATCTCCGGCTAAAACGCGGTCTAAGGCTTTGGCGATGGCTACGTGGTGAGTGCCTACGACAAATTTGCGCTTAAACTTTTCTTTGAAGAAGTAGCGCGTAAAATTGAGCGTACTTTGTAACGTCCACGTCTTAATAACGTCTATGTCTCTGTAGTCGCCCATCGTCTTAGTAGTCCTTTTCCAAATCTCCCAAAAGCTCGCGCGCTTCATCCTTCGTGAGCGTGCGTGCCGGTATTAAGTCGCTGCCGTCGGCTCCGGTGTGTTCGATGCGCTGTACTGCCTTACCGTATAGCTTTTCGGTGATGCGGTCTATTGTGCCGGTCTTGCCGGCGTTCATGTCGAATATAATAGCGCGGGCGTAGGTGCGTACCAACGCCGGGGCTTCGTCGTCCTGTGCTATCAGCTTCAAATCGGGCAAAGAGGCGGTAATAAGCGTTTCGTACCATTCGTTTAATTCCGTCGCGCTTATTCCGTAAAACTTCTTCGCTTTCGTCTGCCCCATAATCTTCACCCTGTATTTGGGTACCCGGCTTTTTGGTCGCCCCTTCGGGTTCCCGCTCTGCCCTGGCTTGAACTTATAGGGTTCGATATTCTGTGGGTTTAGTGCCATCCGTTTTCCGCTGTTTTTATTAAATTCTCCGCTGTTACTCTGACGGCGTTAAATAGTTGCCTAAAAGCTCCGCTTTCTCGCCTGTCAATTCTTCGTAACGCTTGTTAATCACGTCTATATAGCAGGGGTCTAATTCTACCATGTAGCACGTGCGGCCTAACTGTTCGGCGGCCATCATCGTGCTGCCGCTCCCGCCGAATATGTCTAACACAATTTCGCCGGGGCGCGTGCTGTTCTTTATTAGTCTGCCCATGAGCTTGAGGGGCTTCATCGTCGGGTGGTCTGCTGACCTTAACGGCTTATCCTCGTGTATGTCGGTCGTTGGCAAACTAAGAATTTTCGTAAGCAGGCCTTTAAGCTCCGCCTTCGTCATGGCTTCCAAATCTATTCCGCCATCCTCTGTTACCGTAATAAGGTCGCGCCGTGGTACGAAATAATGAGACGCGCCGGGCTTCCAACCGTACAAACAGGGTTCGTGCTTCCATTGGTAGTCCTGTCGGCCTAAAACTATATTGTTCTTCACCCAAATAAGGATTTGCTTAAGTTCCCAGCCTACGCGCTGCACTGCTAATTTGAAGTTCAAACCCTCCGTACCGGCGTGCCAAATATAAAACGCCCCGCCTGGCTTGAGGTGCTTGCCGGCTGCGCTGAAGGCTGAATATAAAAATTCCTGGAAGGCGTTACCGTCCATTTTGTCGTTGGCGATATCCTTCTGTACGCGGTTGCCTTTGTCGGCGGCGTTCAACGCTTCGTTTTTGCTGCTATAGTCCACGTTATAGGGCGGGTCTGTTAAAAACAAATCCGCCGTGTTTCCGCCCATAAGGATGTCTATAACCTTTTCGTCGGTGCTGTCGCCGCAAATAAGGCGGTGCCGTCCCAAACGGTAAATATCGCCTTCTTTCGCCGTGGGTTTCCCGGTCATGGCGTTGGCGGGGTTAAAGTTGTCTTCCTCAGCTTCGTCCTCGCTAACGTTGCCGTCCATCGGTGGCAAATCAATACCCCAGCGGTCTAATTCGTCCCTATCCCAAAGGTTCGCCAGCGCGTCGTAATCCCATTCGCCGTAATTGTTATTATCCTTAATCGCTATCGCTCGGAGCTGTTCCGGTGTCGCCGTCGGCGGTATGACCTTGCAAATAGCGTCCTTATAGCCCAAATCCTTAAGGGCGCGGTAACGCATATTACCTCCAATAATAACGTACTTGCCTTCGTGTTGGAAAACCAATACTTCGCGAAGTGATAGCATCTCCGGGTCGTCCTCGATGCTCGCCTTTAGCTTCTTATACTTCGCTACGTCTATGCTTCGCGGGTTCTCCGGTACGCCCGGTATCTGCCCCTTGTTTGGTTCCAATCTTGACAAAGGCAAAATAACGCTTTGCTGTAGGTCTTCGGCCTTGATGCTCTTTTTCTCTGCCATGCTTTTCCTCAATCAAAAAGAAACCCGCGCCGGCTTGGTGCGGGCTTCCGCCAGTTGCTAAAATGGTGCGTCTTTACCGTCCCAAACTGCGAAGGGCATGCTTCCGCCCCTCGATGATGCTGCACTGTGGCCGCTTCTGCTGCCGCTGTACTCGTTGCCTGTGTAATTGCTCATAAGTCGCCTTTCTGTTAATCGTTAAACTTCTTTGTTATTATCTCTTTCCACATCTCCGAGCGGTTCTGTACCTTCGGGCAAATTGTGGCGTATCGTTCTATTATGCGGCCAAACGCTTCGTCGTAGAAGTCGTATAAGTCGGGGTTCTCCTCGATGGTAAACTGTTCCACGTTGCCGCTGCTTCGTAGGTTCGCGCTTCCGTGCATCACTATCTTACGCCCTCCTAACGTCTCAAACTGTACCGTTTTGGTATGAATAAACGCTACGGAAAGCTGGAAACGGTCATCTATGTCTAATTCCCGGTAAATATACGGGATCAGCTTGTGCCGCTCCATGCTGTAAAAGTAATGCGAAACAATTAAATCGAGGTGCTTTATCCAACCGTGCGTTATTAGGTTGTGCAGGCTATCTACGTTATTTTCGTTTAGCGAAAGCGTGGTTATTGTCATCCTCTCGCAGCATGCCTTATGCTGCAAAAGGTATGCTTCTATGAAGTCGCCGAATATGAAGGAGCCGTTTACCAAAACTTCGGCGCGCTCCTGTGGGTTTAGCCTAAGTTCCTTCGCCAGCTTGAGCGCGTTGTCGTACATGAAGAAACCTTCGGGCTTCCTGTATATACGCGGCTTAAGGTAGCGCGTTTCCTCTGCGTACTTTTCTTCTTCCTGTACGTCGAATAACGTGCTATCTATATCGGCCAGCTCCATGCCGCCGATGTCGCTTAACTGCAAATCTTCCAACTCTAAGGCCGTTTCCTGTTCCTGTTCGTCGGTCTCCGGCTGGTTCTGTCGTTTCTTTATCTTCATTCGCTTCTGAATTATCAAAAGGGCGGAGGTTATTCGCCGCCGCCCTCCGCTTCGGCCTGCTGGCTTCTGCTAAGCTATATG